GTTCCACAGACATACTTATGAATTCGACAAAATCAATATCTCACAAATAACTCCACCCAATCCAAAACATTCCTTCACAATCAACGATGCAAATCACAAGGTTGAAAAGATCGCTTTTAAAGCCACTTCGAAGATTCTCGGTACTAACCAAGCATCTGAAATAGCTGACTCTTACCAACGCGCTCCTATTACAAACAACCTTCTTATTGATGACATGTTCCGCAACAATAGCACTGGTGTTAAAAGATGTACAAACGAGCACTATCTCAAAGCTTTGTCTCACGTCACGAACCTTTCCAGACCAGACAAACCGCTAAAAACCATTCACTTTACAGGTACTCGCATGTATAAACTTAACAACACAGGCTCCGCAGAACTCCCTTATGTAAACGATTCCAAGTTCAAAGCACACGTTAAACGACGATACGATGCAGGACTCATTGAGAATCAAAAATTAACAAAAGGAAACGGCAAAGACTACATTCTAACCAAAGAACGAGTCAAAGTCCATCAAATCAAAGACAAAATTCTTGAACCCCAAGAAGCATTATATGATACTAGAATGCATGCACGATCACATCTAACTGAATCATCTCTTCCTCCAAAGATTAGAGCAGTATATGGCGTTTGTTGCACACTCATTTTTATCGAAATTATGTTACTTTGGCCACTCATTGCTGAACTTCGAGCTAAAAACTCATTCATTGCATGGGGATATGAAACCTTCAACGGCGGATTAGAACGATTAAAGAATGATGTCCTAGGCTACACCTACCATTTTTCTCTTGACTTTTCTACATTCGATAAACTCATACCCTTCTGGCTAATAGACGATGTCCATGACATATGGCAATCGTTTTACGATATCGGACCTTATTATGAAGATGACCCACGTTACCCTAACCCTTCAACCGACCCAAATCGGATCTTAAATCTATGGGAATTCTTAAACTATAGTGTAAAACACCAAGTTTTTAGAGCTCCAGATGGATCGAGATACAAACGAAGACATTCGGGTTTACCCTCGGGTTTATTGCAAACACAATTGCTCGGCAGCTTTTGTAATGCAATCATGGTTTTAAGCGCACTCTCCCTAATCGGAGTAAATCTCAACGATGTACACTTCAAAGTACTTGGCGATGACGGACACTATTCAATAATACTGAAGTACCGTCTTACACCAACTAATTTAAGAGACATCGCAGATTACTGCCTGCTACACTTCAACGCTATTATAAACGTTGAAAAATCTACCTTTAACGAAGGAAGTGATAGCCTCCAATTTTTATCTTATCGTTTTCACAACGGCGCAGTCCGACGTGTACACGAAGATTTAATTGGTAAGCTCCTCCTCCCTGAATCATCTCAACTTTTAGTATCAACTACTAAATCTAGAGCAATGGGTATTTTGATAGCAAACCTCGGATATAGCCGAGAAGTTCATTTGATATGTTTAGACATTATTGAACATCTTTCTAACGTAGAAGAAGATTTTTCTAATCTAGACTGGTACGAAAAACAAAAATTCGAATCAGCACTAAAAGATTTAAGATCTATTCCCACACGTGAGAGTTTGTTCCAATTAGCTCGCACAATCAAATACTCTCTTGGCGATCCAGAATTCATTAAGTATATTCGCTAGTATAATACTCATTTCTAACGAATATACCCAGGTTGTACGACAATTTAAATTTTGTCAATCAGCATGGGTAATATACACGATGAATATTATACACGTACC